CTCGCCACAGTCCCACCCGTCACGCTCAAGCAACAGGATGAACAGCAGCTCTCGATACGCCTTACGCGTGTCATAGCGCCCTCCTGTTCTGAGGGTACGAGGACGGAGACCCAGCGCAACCTCTTCACGGTATTTCTTCAGCCAGGCACCAGCCTTCTCTTTGGTACGAGCACGGAATTCTGGGTCAGTGACATAGCGTGTGCGGCGAGAGATTTGCTGACGCATCAGGCTCGCCTGGTAGCGCTCTTCTTTGAGCACTTGCTGTTCGGGAGTCGTAAAGCGGGCGTAGTAGCAGGGACCAGAGCAGTACTTGCGATCATCCGTTCCTTGAAAAGACGTACCACAGACGGGACAGGTGATGGTGTCCATCGCAACCTCCGAGTGAGTTGCTCCGAGTATGGGGATGCGCGGCAACCTGCTCGGAAACAGGCTTTTCGGGCTGCAGACCCTAGCCGCACACGACTTCCCATTCTAGCACGGACAGGGATGGGGGTCTATGGCTGAGACGACTATCAGGAAAAAAGGGCGGAAGCCAGTTACGTTCTCTGAGGGTGGTTTGCATAGGTCTACGAATACACCTGCAGGGGAGAAGATTCCGGAGTCCAAGGTGCGAGCAGCAGCGGCTGGGCGCTATGGGCCAAAAGCAAAGAAACAGGCAACGTTCGCACAAGGCATGCTGCGCAAGGGGCGGAGGACTGCCGCCCGCAACCGGAGGCGCCGCTAATGGCCGAGCCCGACTGGAGAGCCCTCTACGCGCAGCTCATGGACGCCGTAGGCACGTCTGGCGGCCAGTACGAGGGGGCGCCGTACAGCTCGAAGGATCCGCAGCGGCCACGCATGATGGAAGGCCAGGTGGATCCGGACGTCGGCTGGCTCGATCCGGTGGACCTGCTGGCCGGGACGCTTGGCGGTGGACTGCAGCATGCCCTCACGCCGGCCTATCGTCGCAGTGTACCGAGTTCCATGGTGCGTCTCTATCGTGGGGAGACGACGAAGCCACCTGCCGCCAGGCCTGAGTGGATCACCCAGGCGCCAGCGTATCAGGAGATGCGGCAAGCCGCTGGGCGCTGGTGGACCAATGAACCAGGCATTGCGGATTGGTATGTCCGTGAGTCGTTGCCGGATGCCCGCCTGGTCTGGCAAGACGTGCCCACAGCGATCGCGCGCCAGAGTCACCTTCCCCAGCAAGCAACGAAGGTGCAGCAATTTTCCCTCGACCCGCAGCATGAATGGTTCTTACCCCCGGCCTACGCGGGGAAAGGCCGCCCCATGCCGACTGGCCCCGGCGCACAACGCCGTCGCCCGCAGCCCGCAGCGTCCCTTGATCGGACCATTGCGACATTGCAAGCCTTGCTGGCGCGCCTCCAGGGTGGAGGAACGCCGTAATGGCCGAGACCAATGGCACCCTCATCGCCCACCCACGGACCAACGAGCAGGGGCAACGGCCTGGGGAACAGATCATCTGTAATTGGGTCTCCGGGCTCCTCACCGACGCCAAGCAGGCCCGCAATCGCCTCCTCAAAGACAGTGACTGGTCCGAGTGGCTCCAGACCTATTGGGGCACCTACTGGCCCGAGTCGCTCCCCAGCTACAAAGCCCCCATCAACATCAACGAAACGAAGCTCCTCATCTTGAACGAGCTCTCCGACCTCACCGACTCGGCCCCCCAGATCTACGTCACCGGCGATCCCAAAACCGGCGCCCGCGATGCCGGGGTGGAAAAAGCCATGCAAGCCTACTGGCGCGCGGCGTTTGTCGACATGACGCTGCTCGAGGCCTACGCCGACGCGGCGATCTGGCCGTGCGGCTTCTTGGAAGTGGTCTGGCAGCCGTGGCGCTTGCAAGGCCAGGGCGAGATTGTCATTCGCGCCCGGCACCCGCAGAGCGTCTATCCCGATCCCCGCGCCACGTCCGATGAGGACTGGCGCTACGTCATCTGGGAAGACGTCATGGATGTCGTCGAGGTGCGCCAGCAGTGGCCCGATACCGGCCGGCGCGTGCTCCCGGATGCTGCCACGCATGGCAGCACGCAGCACGGCCTCTCCGGGGGCGATCCGTTCGGCGTGACGCGCGGCGAGGGGCTCACCTCGCCGCTCTATCCCTACGGCGGCCCGGTCCCCACAGGCGGCGCCGAGACCGGGGTGCGGGTCTATACCTGCTACACCCGAGACTTGCAGCTCGAGCACAAGGTCGAAGAGTACGAGGACCTCGACGGCACAAAGAAGTTGCGCCAGGTGGCGCGCTACAAGTACCCCCAGGGCCGCTTGATTCAGTGTACGCAGTCCGTCGTGCTCTATGACGACATTAGCCCCTATTGGGGGGAGTCGTTTCCCCTCATTCAAGTCAAGCTGCAACCGAGCATTCACGGCTTCTGGCCACGCCAGAGCCTGGTCTCTGAAGTGCAGGAGCTGCAGCGGGGCAGTGACAAGAACGAGTCGCTGGTGCTGGAAAACGCCCTCCGTATGAACAAGGGCATCTGGCTCGCTGATAGTTCAAGCGGCATTAATCCTAAGACATTCGCTGACGTGCCGGGCCAGGTAGTGCTGAAGCGCCAGGGGACGGAAGTGCGCGCACTCTATCCGCAGCCCATGCCACCGGAAATGATCACCCACGGCGAGCGGCTACGCGCCAAGATGCGCGAGGTGCTGGGGTTTCAACCCTCCCGCCAGGGCCAGCAGGGGCAGGGCAACGTCAGTGCCGAGCTCACCGAGACGGAGATTTCCCAGAGCATGGGCCTGACACGCTTGCGCTCACGCCTGCTGCTGCGCTCAGTGACACGCCTGGTGCAAATGCTGTTCTCGCGCATGGCGCAGTTTTACACCACCGAGCGGTTCCTGCCGTTCGTCGAGGACGAAGTGTGGAAGCCGATCACCTGGACGCCGCTGATGGAGTGGGAACGGTACGCCGTGCATGTGGACCCGAACTCGTTTCAAGTCCAATCAAAAACAATGTTAAAGAGACTCTATCTTGCTTTAGCGAAGATGAACCGAGTGCCCAACGAAGACTTGCTACGGATGCTGGAAATCCCCGGCTACAAGGAGATCGCGCAGCGTCAGCAGCAAGAGATGGCGCTGGCAGCGGCGGCCAAGGGGAAGAGCCAGGGAGGGAGAAGGTGAGTGACCTGCCTACTTTAATCGCCGCCTTGCTCGACACCGGCCTGCCCTCGGGGAGCTCGGTGACACTGCGGGTGTGCATTGGCGACCGCAGCCAGCCGTGTGCCCAGCCGGATCTCCGCAAGCCCATCGATCCTATGGCCATGCTGTCTGGCTTACTGCCGTTCCTGCAGGGCAGCACCGACGATGACGCAATTCCCCCACACGAGGAAGGAGGGATGGCCCATGAGCCAGGAGACCGGCATCAGCCAGATCAGTCACGACGGGGACAGTTTCCGGGTGCAGGGAGTCCACGAAGGCCGCAGGAGCGATTTCCGGGTGGCGACGGCGGACGTCCAGGCGCTCGAGAAAGCGGGGGGGAAGCAGGCCGTGATGGACTTCTTCCACCGTTCGCTCGGCGCGGCGCGGGAAGACCAACGCCATGAGGGTACGCCCTGAGTGGCTGCTGCTGGCGCTGTGCCTGGGCGGGTGCACCAGCCCGCTGATTGATCAGCTCAACGCCCGCCAGGTGGCAAGCTGTGTCTGGTGGCGTGGGCCCCTGGGCTATCAGCATGGCGTCACGGCAACTGGTGGCGTGGAGATGCAGACCTGCCTGGCGGTGCCCTGCCAGATGGTGCGCTAGGCCCAGGAAGGGAGGTGAGGAGGATGCGCGAAGACCGCTTCCGTCGTGATCGCCGGGTGCGTACACCCCGGGATACCGGCACGAAGAGTCGGAGTAAAGGCCGACGCTAACCCAGGAGGTGCTTATGGCTGAAGCAGGACGTGGCAGCAGTGGCCGTGTGACGATCGCCTCGCCGCTCTATAGCGAGGGCGTGCACCACGCGGAAGTGACCAGTCCCATGTGGGGGAACGATCCGCCCGATCCGCTGGGCTATCTTCCCACGTCGCCGAGTGGCGGACTGCAGATCAAGAGCAGCGGCTCCGGCGATGACGTGAACGACTGGAAAGACACGAGCTTTGAGGGCGACGACGGCGACGGCGTCTAGGAGGTGAGCTATGGCAACCATGCCACGACCGCCCATGCC